GAGGAAATGAAATTGGAATACTTAGCAGGTAGAGTAACATATCCTATATTTGCTACTAGACCTAAAGATGAACCCACTGCAAATGGGAAAAAGAGAGTACGTATGTTCCAAGCTGCACCAATTGCGCTTCAATTATTGGTGCGACAGTACTTTCTTCCAATTGCAAGATATATTTGTCTCGATCCCTTAACCACTGAAAGTGCAGTGGGCATTAATGCCCACGGACCAGAGTGGCATGAGATGAATGAACATATCACACAACATGGTAATGATCGAATATTTGCTGGAGATTACAGTAAATATGATCTAACCATGTCCGCCCAAGTCAATGCGGCTTCACTCAGATGTTTTATCGAAATGGCAATAGCCTCCGGTAATTATGATGAAGACCACATCAAGATAATGGAGGGACTATCTACCGACATAATTAGTTGTTGTATCGCTTTAAACGGTACTTTATATCAATTATTCGGTATTAACCCTTCTGGACATCCCATGACTGTATTCTCCAATAATAATAATAACTCTTTACTACAAAGGAGTCACTATTACCATATTAAGCCAAAAGAAAGTAACTTGACTTATAGGGAAGTCGTTTCCATCATTAATTATGGTGACGACGTAAAAGGATCAGTCAAAATAGGACACGATTATTTCAATATCAAGTCCTATGCAGCATTTCTCAAGGATAGAGGAATGTTGTTTACCATGCCTGACAAATCACAAGATTTAGTGCCTTATATGCACGATAAGAACTGTGATTTCTTGAAAAGACACAATGTTTGGAATGATGAGCTCCAAATCAATATGGCAGCTCTCGCCGAAGATTCTATCTTTAAAAGTTTGCATTCAAATCTAAAGTCTAAGTCAGAGACTGCAGAAAATGTTGCTGTTTCCACCATTACAGGTGGTTTAATAGAATTCTTCTTTCATGGAAAGGATGTCTACGAAAATAGACGTACTGAACTGAAAGAGGTAGCTTCAGAACATAACTTAGTTGTTAAACAACTGGGTATTAGTTATGAAGAACAAATGCTCCGGTGGAGAGAGAAGTATCTATCACCAACCCCCCTTTCGTAAATTGCATTGGATACCATGTTTCCGTTGTACACTAGGCTTTGCTATTTACATGAACCATCTGCGTATAATAAACTACGGACGCAGAAAATGTGCTAGAGGTTTGAGTTGACCTCTTGTAATACATAGAAGACTTGCTACATATTTAAATAACACACTTTATACATTTGTAGAGCCGTGTGGGCTCTTAACTAGCCACACAGGGATGGATTTCCCGCAGAGTGATTACCTTAATTACTCACCACAGTCAGGCATTGATGGAGTTAATACTTCAGTAAATGCTCCTACGGGAGCAGTGCAGACCCTCACTTTCGATGACGGAACTTCCGAAACCGCATATGAGGTAATATCGCAACCCGATGTCTTGGCTACAGTCTCTGATCCTGCCGGCTATGCCGACTTTTTCAGTCGACCTGTTATCATTCGCGAATATGAATGGAATTCAAATTTATTTGGAGAAGAATTTAACCCTTGGTCAGATTTTTTCAACAATAAAAGAGTAACCAATCGTATTTGCAACTTTAATCGCTTGCGCGCTACGTTGCATGTGAAATTTATGATTACAGGAAATAGCTTCTTATATGGACGGCTTGCTGCTGTCTATACTCCGAGAAGGACCGGAGACACAATGACGAAAGATAGATTTATTGTACCCCAGGATTTTGTTGCTGGGTCACAAAGACCTCATCTTTTGTTAGACCCATCGGAATCTGTTGGTGGTGAACTTATATTACCCTTTGTATGGGAATATGATTCGTTCAACATCCCGGATTTCGATTTTGACTCACTAGGAAGAATCGTAGTGAGACAACTGAATCCATTGCAATCAGCTAATGATAATCTACTTACGTCGAGAATCACAGTTGTTGCTTGGGCCACAGACGTTACAATGTCTGGGCTCACGCACCGCAGTCCATTGGATTTTGTACCTCAATCTGGTAGTTCAAAGACTATTAAACCTGGCATGATGGCAGACGAGTACGGGCAAGGAATTATTTCCAAGCCAGCTACACTCGTAGCTAAAATTGCAGGTAGATTGACAAACATACCGGTAATAGCACCCTATGCAAGAGCTACTAATATAGCAGCAGGAGCAGTGGGAAATATTGCCAGTTTATTTGGTTATTCCAGACCAGCCATTATTGAGACGATATCACCTTTTCGTCCAACTTTTAATGGTAACATAACGAATATGGATGCACCAGATAGTTCAACTAGGCTCACGTTGGACACTAAACAGGAAGTTACAATTGATACCCGCGTTTGCGGTTTGGATGGAGAAGATGAAATGATAATTCAAAACATCGCCACCCGACAATCATATTTGACCACGTTTTCATGGACAGAAGACAGAACTCCTGATTTTCCCCTGATAGATATCAAGGTCCGACCATCAACGTATACTACGTTTGGTACTGGTGCCTTAGCTGAAATTCACATGCCTGCTTGCTGTTTTGCATCTCAACCCTTCCAATATTGGAGGGGTACGATGAAATATAGATTTCAGGTAGTATGTACTCAGTATCACAGAGGACGACTCAAGATTGTATATGACCCAGAATTTAATTCACCGAACCCTGAATTGAATACCAACCATACATATATAGTAGACATTGCAGAAAATCGCGATTTTACTATTGATATTGGTTATACTCAGACAGAAGGTTTCCTGCACATACCCGTTATAGTGGGCAATAATACAGGAATAACAAATCCAGGTCAATTGCACACACAGAATTTTAATTCCAATGGAAGTTTAACTGTGTATGTACAAAATGATCTCACATCACCAGCATTGTCACTAGCTAATATTCAAATTAATGTTTATATGTCGTGTCATGATGATATTGAGTTTATGAGTCCCACTGATTCAAATATCAATGCTTTAACCCTTTTCCAACCCCAATTAGGTATGGAACCACAATCGGGTATACAAGCTGCCGACTTAACTGTCGGTGCTATTAGTCCAGGGGCTAACCTGAGTGATATTCCTACACATGGTGAAGAAGCTCTATCAATATATGCTGGAGAAGCCATAGTGTCATTTAGACAATTACTCAAGAGGTATTCCTATATGATGTATATTCCTGTCCCAGAAGCTGGTGAGAGGTTTAACAACATAATTTTACCAAATGTTGACTTCTTTCCTGGTTATGATCCAAATGGACTACACCTAACGGAAAATGATGAACCTTATACATATTGTAATATGTCCATGTCTGCATATATTTCTACAGCTTACCTCGGATATCGAGGATCACTAAGGAGGAAATACATTTATGAGACATCCGATGAAGGAGACAATCTCGACTACTTGGCAGTCAGACGATCACCTGAATCCAAAGGATATCGAGCAATGGAATCAGAACCTGCTGTCAACCTCAGTCAAGGTGAGAGTGCTGGAGCCAGATATGGCGCTACCAATTATGGTAATGCCCTTTCTGGAATCGCAATCACACAGAGGTCTAAACAGCCTTGTCTGGAGGTAGAATTACCATACCAGATAGACAAAAGGTTTTTGATTGCCAAAAAGTTAAATCGTGC